TATCATGAATTACGGCGATATCACGCCGCGCACTGCCGCGTACGTCGTCAAGGATCTGCTCAAGCGCACTCTGCCGGTCATGGTGATCGAGCGCTTCGGCCAGTCCTATCCGATTCCGCAGAACGCCACCCAGACCGCGAAGTTCCGGCGCTACTTCTTGGTCGGTGCCACCGGCTCTGCCGGTAACAGCGTGGGTGGTGTCAACGGCGCAGGCTCGCCCTACTACAGCCCAATGGCGCTCACCCCGCTGGTCGAGGGTGTCACGCCCGCCGGTTCGCGCATGACCTTTCAGGATTACACGGTGCAACTGCAGCAGTATGGTGACTTCATTACCATCACCGATGTGATCGAGGACACTCACGAAGATCCGATCCTGCAGGAAGCCACGCAGATCATGGCCGAGCAGGCGGCGCTCACCATCGAGACGGTGCGCTGGAATATCCTCAAGGCCGGGTCCAACGTGTTCTACGCGGGTGCGCCTGCCGTCACCACGCGGGCTGCAGTCAACCTGCCGCTTACGCTGGGGTTGCAGCGGCAGATCACCACCTCGATGACGCGGCAGAATGCGCAGCCGATCACCCGCGTGCTGAAGTCCACGCCGGACTTCCGCACGGAACCGGTGGAATCGGCATTCATCGCGCTGGCGCATCCCGATCTCGAAACCGACATCCGCTCGATGGCCGGGTTCATTCCCACCAAGCAGTACGGTACTGTTACTCCGTACGAGAGCGAGATCGGCGCGGTGGAGCGGGTGCGCTACCTTACCAGCACGGTGTTCATGCCGTATCCGGATGCGGGTGGTCCCAAGGTCAATGCGGCCACCCCGCCCGCGACCATGCGCTCCACCAGCGGCACCAACGCCGACGTGTACCCGGTCCTCTATCTCGCCCGCGACGCCTTCGGCATTGTGCCGTTGCGGGGCAAGGATTCGATCACGCCGATGGTCGTCAACCCCAAGCCCACCTCCGGTGACCCGCTGGGTCAGCGCGGCACAGTGGGCTGGAAGACGTGGCAGTCCGCAGTCATTCTGCAGGATGCGTTCATGGTCCGTGCGGAAGTCGCCTGCACGGCGTAAGGGGGTGCCCATGACGACCAAGAAACAGGACCGGGAAGTCAAGGATGAGAAGGCTGTGGTGCCGCCAAAGCGGGAAGTCGATCTGTCGCCGCTGACTGCTGAGGATGCCTTCGTCGGCACCACCACGGCAGTACAGGGCGCGATCATGGATCTGGAAACCAAGAAGGTGTTCGAGATCCTGATCCGCGAGATCCGCGCGCAGGTGGCGGGCGGTGGCGGGGGTGGTGGCGAAGGCGGGGCCGGGGGCGTGTCGCAAGCCGATTTCGACGCGTTGAAGACGACGGTCAAGTCGGATCTGACGGCGTTGGGCGACTCCATCATGCTGATGAATCAGACGCTCGATGCCGACACCGGGGTCGCTACCACCACTTACGCCGAAACCTGCAACCCGCCACCGCTGGAGACCGAGTAACACTAGGTCACCGCACAAGGAGATTTTGCTATGGGCCTGTCTGTTAACACGCGGTCGCACAACGCGACTGTCACCAACCTCGGTATGGGCTTCGTCGTCACCGACGGCGTGGCTGCTGTTCCGCAAACCTTCAATTGCGGCTTCGTGCCGCGCTACGTCAAGTGGGTCAACGTGACCACGGGTGCCATGCTGGAGTGGTTCGACGGCTTGCCGTCAGCTATCGCCAACTGCGTTGCCATCGGCACGGTGGCGGCAGGTACTCGCGCGCCTACGGCAGCGGGTGCGGGCATCATCATCGGCACCCCGGCAGGCACCTCGGCGGGGTACTTCACCATTCCGGCGGCGCAGATTCCGGCGTCGAGTTCGTTCGCGTGGATGGCGATGGGCTAACACTGACACCACTTGCGTGGTACGAAAGGAACTGGCATGAATGCAAACATGGTGATGGCCTACATCGATGAAATTCCGACGATGGTCGCTGGTGACAAGCAGTACATTCGCATGCTGATCAATCAGGCAGTGAAGCGGATGCCGCCGCCGTTGACCGAGGAGGAGGAGAACCAGCGCAAGGCCGATAACGAGCGGCTGGCAACCGACCGGTTCAACCACCTGAAGGAAAAGGGCGAGCGCGCTGCCGAGATCGCGGCCAAGGATGCGGAGCGGGATCTGAAGATCGTGGAAGGTGCAGTCGAGTCTGCTCGCTCCAACGTGGAAGCGGTCAAGCAGAACGCGGCAGCGATTGCCGACGCCACGGCGGCAGGCCGGGAGCCGGGCAACCCCACGCTGTCGGGCACGTCGGTCTCGACCGGTCCGGCGGAACGGGAAGCCTCGGAAATGGCGGGCGCTCCTGCGGCGGGGGAAGAAACGGCAGGCAAGTCGCACAACAAGAAGCACGCTAACACCTGATCTCCTGTCGCTGCAATAGCGAAGGCGGCGGGTAGCACTCGCCGCCTTTTTACCATCTGAAGGGATAACATGAACCCACCGATAGATTTCGGCAGTAACATCGAAGATGACACTACCATCATGCCGGGAGGTGACTTGCCTCCGGTCAACGTACCGGTGACGGAGCCGCCGAAGAATACGCACAAGCCCAATCAACTGGCACGTTACAAGAAGCGGGTGTGGATAACACTGGAAGACAACGATAACATCCCGCCGAGCGGGCAGTTCATCGGCCACAACGGCACCGGCTTTCTGCTGCGCCCCGGCTCGCCAGCGGAAGTGCCGGTGGAGATACTGGAGATCCTGAACAACTGCGAGTACCTGTCGCCGGTGGTCGATCCTGCCACCAAGCAGATCCTCGAATACAAGCCGAGGTTACGTTTTCCATATAGGTTAGTCCATGCGCCAGTGGAGCAAGAGGCATGAACCTGCAGGGGCTTCTGGATGAGTTGCGCGGCAATCTGCTGCGTGACTCCAGCACGCTGAAGAACGGACCGCCCGATCATTATTGGAGTGATTCGTCCTTAGTGTTATACATCAACGAAGCCCAGCGCCGCTTTGCCCGGCGCGCCTTGTGCCTGCGCGATTCCACCACACCCTCGGTGACGCAGATCAAGCTAGTGCCGGGGCAGGCGGTGTATCGGGCCGATCCGTCGGTGCTGCGGGTCACCAGCGCCCGGCATCAGGACACCGAAAGCGACATGGTGCGGATCACCCACCTGACCCAGTTCACGGCTTTTAACTCTGCCACCGATAGCTGGGATTACGCCACGCGCATGCAAACCGGCTGTCCGCAGCATTTCGCTACCGACGAAAGCCTCGAACTCGATGACGAGCATCAGGTGCGCATCTTGTTCGATCCGGTGCCCAACGACGAGCAGCAGGGCAAGATCATTCACCTGCGTGTTATCCGCTTGCCGCTCGACAATTTGATGCTGGACAATCTCAGCGTCGAGCCGGAGGTGCATTCCGACTGGCAACTGGACATGCTGGAGTGGGCGGCGTGGCGGGCGCTGCGCAACTGGGACGTCGATGCGGAAGCGCGGGAGAAGGCGGCGCAGCATCGCAATCGCTTCGACGAAGCTATCGCCGAATGCCTGAAGGAAGTGCAGCAGAAGAAAATGTTCCAGCCGGTGACGTGGCGGTTCGGCGGCAACGGCTACACGTACACGAGGTAACACCATGCCGACACCTTCTTTATTTGCACCGTGGGCGCGTTATCTGGACGATCCTGCCGTGCGTAATCCGGCACCTACACCGCCTCCGCAGCCAATTCCGCAGATGAACATGATGACCGAGGCGGCGCTGTCGCAGCCTAACACTGTGCCGGGACCGGGCGCAGGCAGGTTTTTCGATTACACCACACCGCGTGTGCTGCGCGATCCGAAGGCGCAGACGCCGATTGCGCCGGGTGGATTGGCGATGTCGCTGCCGACCATGCAGACCGGTGCGCTGGCGATGCGGCCTCCGATCAGCCGCGACAACATTCCGCCGGGGCTGGATTTGTCCAAGGTCAAGTCGGCGGATGCACCTGCTGTTACTGCGCCACCGACGACCTATGGCCCCGGCTGGAACACCCGCGACACGATTCGTGGTAATACCACGCCGGGTGCGCAGATGAACATCGATTACGGCCCCGGCTTCGGTGGCGGTCGCATCATGGCAATGGCCGACAAGCAGGGCAAGATCAATTCGTTCTCCGACGCTACGGCAGCACCGCCGATAACAGCATCGGTCAGCGCGCCTGCTGCAGCGGCAGCGGCGGCACCGGGTAGTGCTTATGGCAATGCGCCGACGGGCGCAGGCGGTTACCCGCTCAATTCCGGTGACATCGCGCCCAACCCGGCACGCGAATCGCCCTACCAGTACGGCGAGCAGCCGCATCCCGGCGGGGTCAACATCGGGCCGGGGGGAGCCGATCCCTACGGCATCAACGCCGACGTCGCCGCCTCGCGCATGCGCCTGTCGTACCTGCGCAGCAATCCCAACAACGTGCTCAACAATTTGTACGCAGTGGGCGAGCAGAAGCGGCTGAACAAGATGCAGGAAGCGGGCATCAATCTCGGCCAGCTTGGGGTGCAGCGCGGCCAGCTTGGTGTTAGTCAGGGCCAACTGGGCGTGGCGCGGGGGCAGCTAGGCGTGCACAGCCGTCTTGCTGATATCCAAGCGAGGGAATCGGATACGCACGCCGGTACGCTGGGACTGCATCAGGACATGTTCAAGTTTGACAAGCAGTACAAATTGAGCGATCCGGAACGCGCGGCCAAGTCACGAATCGCGCAGGCTATTATCGATGGCAATGTGGCGGATGCGTATCGGATGTCTACTGCGTGGGGTGCGAAGGCTCCGGTGGTGGTAGCGCAGGGACCGCTGAAGCCGATCATCGCCGACCCTTACACCATACCGCCTAACTACGGCGTCGATCAGGGCACTCCAGCACCCGGCACTTTGCCGCCGATGCCGAATGATCAATGGCGGTTGAAACGTAACGAATACTACGACGAGTAACAGTTATGCCTGCGCCCGATCCTGAGCCATATCCGCAACTGTTCGATCCGGGGTTTGCCGAGCAGGCGCAGCGTGCGTACGCGCGCATGGCAGCGGATCGAGCGGCACGTACGCCTCCACCGCAACCGGTAGCCCCGCCGCAGAATTCGATGCTCACTGATATTGGGCATGGTCTCGCCCGTGGGGTCGCTGTTACTGCGCCGGAGATGTTCGGCAAGGCGTTGCAGGCGTTCGGTGCGGATGAGACTGGCAAGAGCATTGCCGATGCGGCAGCGGAGCGCGGCAAGGACGAGTTGTACCGGACCACCGGGCTGGCGGGTAATGTGGCCGAGATGCTGCCGGTAGGGCTAGGGCTGATGGGGTTGGGCGCGGCGACGGGTGGTGCTGCCGCACCGGCTATCGCGGGTGCTGCGTTGTTCGGCGGTTCCCAGTACACGCAGACGCGGGAGAAGGGTGGCGACGTCGGGCAGGCGCTGGCGACTGGAGCGATCCAAGGCGTAGGGCAGGCCATTGGCGGCGCAGTGGCAGGACGCATTGCTACCGGTGCGGCAGCGGCGCTGCAGAAGGGCGCGTTGCAGAAGGGTTTCCAAGCCTATACCGATCCGTCGCTGTGGGGGACGCTGGGACGCTCGCTGATCCATAGCGAGGCGGCGCAGTTGCCGACACAGGCGCTCGCCATGGCCGGTACCGCTGCGGTCGAGCAGGGTCTGCCGGATACGCCGACGCCGTGGCAAGCGGCGAAGGATTCGTTCGCGCCTACTGCACTGTTAACGGCAGCAATGCATCCGTTCGGCGCGCCCGCGATCATGAAAACCAACGCCACTCGCGCGGCGACGGCGGCGAAGATCCGCAACGATCAGTTGCCGGTGACGGACCGGATGCGC